GGTTGAAAGAATACTCTTCGCCGTTCCGCAATCTCCTCCTCCTAGTGCGGAATGGGGCCGGGAAACCCCCGGCTTTTTCTCCCAGTAAGACAGGTCTCTACCCCTGGAGCCTGTCTGAACCTCGCCGCCGCCAGTACGGGGCGGCTCTTTAATCCTAAGTCGCATGGGCACAGCCTCACACGACTGCCTCGTAGAACCCAAGTCAACCGTACTCAACGGCACTCAATCGGAATTGAGGCCGTTACTCGGGTCCGTGAGGACGAAGCCGAAGTTGGTTGATTGGGCGCTCATCGCTCGCTGCGAGGATGAGCTGGCGGCGATTCAGTTGTGCGTCCATCTATCTAGGCTTTCCAACGAGACCATCGCGTTCAAACTCGGGATAGATAAAGGCCATTGGTCCAGGATCATGCAGGGCAGGGGCCACCTTCCTGCGCGGAAGCGAACTCAACTGATGTCAATCTGCGGCAATCTCGCGCCCGCTCAATTCGACTGCATGAAGTTCGGATTCAAGATGCAGGAGCACGACGTAGACGCAGAACTCAACGAACTAGAGCAGCGCAGAAGCTACCTGCTGGCCGCGAGGCAGCAAATGGCCGCAGCTTGAAGCGCGATTACCAACCTGACCTAGATCAGGTCTACGAACGAGAAAAAGCCGCATGGATCGCGGCGCATCCTGAAGCAACACCAAAAGAATACGAGCAAGCGATCCAGGAGATCGCGGCGAGGCTTGGCTACTAGCAGTTCCGTTTTTTCGGGGGTGGAAGTGTCAAGAAAAATGGATAACCAGGTATGAGCGTATAAGCGCTCCCATGAACTACCTGCGCGTTAAGAACTGGGATGAATTCCAACACTACAAGGACCGCAACCCGCCTTGGATAAAGCTGCATCGGGCGCTCCTTGATGATTACGAATTTTCCCGCTTGCAAGATGCTAGCAAAGCGCACCTGATGCTTATTTGGCTCTTCGCTAGCCAGAAAAATGGGTACATCCCAGAGGATGCTTCCTTCCTAAAAAGGAAGCTCGGGTTAGAGCGTGAGCCAAACCTAAATCTCCTTGTAGAACACGGGCTACTTATACGGGAGCAAGACGCTAGCAATGCGCAAGCGGAAGGCAAGCAAAACGCTCCTCTAGAAGAGAAGAGAACAACTACTACAGAAAGTATCGCGCCTACCGGCGCTTTCTTACGGTTCTGGACAGCGTGGCCCAAGAGCCATCGGAAGCAGGCTCAGGGCAAGTGCTGGAGCGTCTGGCGAAGAAACGATCTGGATCAGGAAGCCCCGGCGATCTTGGCTCACGTCGAGGCGCTGAAGGCGTCTGTGGACTGGATCAAGGACGGCGGCAAGTTTGTGCCCGCGCCGCTCGTCTATCTGAACCAACGTAGGTGGGAGGGCGCGGACATGCCTCAGCCAGATGACGGCGTTTCTCCGCTGTACAGACGAGAAGGAGTGATGTGATGGAAGTTCATATTCAGGATTTCAAGCGCGACGTGAAGAACACGCGCAAGGGTTATTTCACCCTGGCGGTGGACGGGCTACTCGTGAAAAAAAACGTGGCGCACAAGCACCCGGCAGGGAAGATTTGGTTTTCGCCTCCAGCGATCCAGGCCCCTGACGGTCACTACGAAAACGTGGTTTGTTGCGCGTCCCCTGCGCTGAACGATGAGCTTCAGCGTCGTGTCGCAGAGCTTTTACTGCCCTATCTCAAGGACGACTAGGTGCTAGAGGCCGCGTTGCGCTACGCGCTTGCTGGGTTCAAGGTGATGCCGCTTAAGCCGCGAGGGAAATTACCGTTGACCCTGCACGGCGCGCACGACGCGTCTACAGACGAAAAGAAAATCATTGGATGGTGGGAGAAGTGGCCCGACGCGAATATTGGTCTGACCCTTGGTGGGCTCGTGGTGGTGGACATAGATCCGAGAAATGGCGGTGAGCTGCATTCGCTTCCACATCGTTTGCCGGATACCTGCTATGCACAGACAGGCGGCGGTGGTTTCCACTTCCTTTATCGCGCAGCGAATGACGTTCGCTATAACGCGCATCCTGCGCCAGGCATAGACGTAAAGACTGGTTCCGGTGCGTACATCGTCGTAGAGCCATCGGTCCACGAAAGCGGGCGCAAATACTCGTGGCTCGATGAGTCGGAGCCGTGGGCGGTACAGCCGACGCACGCTCCAGAGTGGCTTGCGCAAGGCACGACCGCGAAGCCGGCGATTGTTGGGAACATTCCATCTGGCAGCAGGAACGAGGCGCTTACCGCGATGGGCGGGGCGATGCGGCGCAAAGGAATGTCCGATGTAGCTATCGAGGCGGCGTTAATGGTGGAGAACAAGCGATGCGTGCCACCTCTTGATGACGAGGAAGTAAAGCGTATCGCTTCAAGTGTTGCGCGCTATGCGCCCGCCGAGAACCCATCTGCCGAAGTTGATTTGCCGTGGGTTGTTTCTCCCGCTGATGTTCTGGATGAAATCGTTGCGGTTCATGAGAACGGCTTGGGCAAGGGCGATGCCGCAGGCTGGCCGAGCGTGGACAAGCTCCTCAGCATTGCCCCTGGACAGCTCACCACGATCACGGGTTATCCGAATAGCGGGAAATCGCAATGGCTTGATGCGCTCGCATTGAACCTTGCGCGACAAGGATGGAAGTTTGTTTTCTGTTCTCTTGAGAACATCCCTGTTTTCCTCCATGTCGAGAAACTGGCTAAGCAGTTGGTGGGCAAACCGGTAAGGCATGGCCCCACAGATCGCATGAGCGCGGCGGAGTTGCGAGATGCGGTCGGCCTGCTGTCGCAGTGGTTCCGCTTCGTGCATCCAGCGTCTAAAAAGCCCAACCCATCGCTTCAAGACGTGCTTGATGTAATCGAAGCTGAGTTTCGCATTCAAGGATTGGAGAAGGGCGCGAAGCGCGCGTGTGTCATTGACCCGTGGAATGAGCTAGAGCATGTGCGGCCGCAAGGAATGTCTCTCACGGAGTACATCGGATCGTCACTCTCGATTCTCAGGCAGTGGGCACGTCAGAACATGCTCCACGTTTTTCTAGTGGGGCATCCGGCGAAGCAATACCGCAATCGAGATACCGCGAAGCTTCCTGTTGCCACGCCAGACATGATTTCCGACTCAGCGCACTTTTGGAATAAGAGCGACATCTGCATAACTGTTGCCCTAACCGATGAACATCGTTCGGCCGAAGTGGACATCCATGTTCAAAAAATGCGGTTCGCGCACATCGGGCAAAGAGGGGTGGCAACGCTGAACTACGACAAAGTAACTGGCCGCTATATGGAGCCGAGAGCGGAATTGGTCGATGTCAAAAAGCGCAAAGATCTCGACTTCTAAGAACCACGAGCGCGCGCCAGAAATGGCCAAGTTCGTAAAGCAGATGCGTGAGCTGTTTGGTGATGACTTAAAGGTTACGTGGGTGAAAGAAGGGGATTTCGAGATAGGGCAACCGCTGGAAGATGATCTCAGACGAACAAGTTGAAGATGCGCTCCAGTATCTCCGCGATTCTGCTAAGCCTGCTGCGGTCGCTAGGGCTCAGGCCAAGACGCTGGAGAAATACCTTGGGGTCGTCGAAGCTCAGCAGAAGGCGTTACACGGCGCTAAGAGCAATGCCGCCGCTCAGGACTTGGCGCGAGCTTCCCCCGAATTCAAGCAAGCACTTGACGCATGGGAAGAGGCCGTGAGGCGGGATGGGGAGTTTTCTATGTTGCGGGAAGCGGCGAGCGCGAGGATTGAGGCGTGGAGAACGATGTGTTCCAACGCTAGAGCAGAAGGCAAGGCGTACTGATGACGGAATGTCCGCGCTGTGGCTACGAACTCTTCAGCATTGAATTGGTTAAAAAGGAGAAAGCCATGTGGGTGAGCAGTGAGCGCATGAAGGCGCTGGAAGACAGAATCGCAGCTCTGGAAAAGGCGGTCACGATGGAGGTCTACTTATCAGAGACTTCGCCATTGTCGCGCCGGATGCCGATTGCGGCGGTCTTGGTGGACGTGTTTCGGGCCTTGGGCGTGCAATTGAAATACGTTACTCCAGGGATCGAGGTCACAAAGAAAAAGTGAGACGCGCAGCCAAGACAGACGCATCTCAAGCCGCGATAGTCGAGAGGCTTAGGTCTATCGGTGTATGGGTTCTACACCTTCACGCTATAGGCAAGGGTTGTCCGGATCTTCTGTGCTGGCATAGAGGGCGAGCATTCCTCTTGGAAGTGAAGGAGCCTGGTGAAAGGCCCAATCAGATGCAGGCTGAGTTTATGGCTGCGTGTCCTATGGAATTGCACATAGCGCGCTCACCCGAAGAAGCGGTGATGGCAGCTATAGGTGTGGAGGCGATGAAGTGAATCTGGCTCGGCTCGGTAAGGCTAGGCAAGGCAAGGTAAGCAGAGGTAAGGCACGGCCCGTTATGGTAGTGCATGGCATGGCGAGGCCTGGCGCAGCCGGGTTAGGCAGGGCAGGGACTGGCGGTGGATGGCTCGGCCAGGCATGGCTTTGCGGGGTCCGGCGTGGCCAGGCATGGCAAGGCTCGGGTTTTTTCAACAAAGGAGATTCAGTGAAAACTGTGAAGGTTGAAATTCGCGGCATCACGCCGCTATTGATTCACCGCTTTAACGAGGAAGCAGAGCAGGGCAAGAAAACGCGGAGGGTGGAAGTGAAGCAAAGAGATCCTCGCGAAGAGGCGACCAAGAATGCGTACATCGCCAAAGACGGAACGTTTTACTTCTCGGCGTTTTCTATTCCGAATGCAATGGGCGCAGCCGGATCGAACCACAAGGCCACAGGTACGCGAAAAACGCTGCGTTATGTTGTGCCGTCAGCCGTACGGATGCTGAGCGATGTCATTACGATCCTGAACGGCTCAGGACCGGCTAAAGACTTTGAGGTTGATTCCCGGCCAGTAACCATTCCAGCAACAAAGGGGCGAATCATGCGCCATCGCCCGAGATTCAACCAATGGGGAGCTGAGTTTGAATTGCTGATTAACGATGATCTGCTGTCGCCGGAAATGGCGCACCAACTGTTGAGCGAGGCAGGGCAGGGCATCGGCATCGGAGATTTTCGGCCTGAGAAACGCGGGCCATTCGGGACATTCAGGGTTGTGAAGTTTGAGGAGTGAAATCGGCTTGGCATGTCCGGGTAGTGCTAGGCATGGCGTGTCGGGGTCGGGCTTGGCTTTGCCCGGCGAGGCTGGGCTCGGCAAGGAGAAGTTAAGTTGGGCTCGCTGATAGAACTACATAAGTTCCGAAGCGGTCTAAAGAAGAAGCCGAAAGAAGAGGGAATTTACTTCTGTACCCAGTGCAATCGGGAGAGTTTCAGGTTGTTGCAGGACGGGCGGATAGTCTGCTTGGGCTGCGAGCGAGTGATGTCCAATCTCTACGTGTCGTTGATGCCGCCGGGATGACTTACCAACCACCTGACATCAAGTGGAAGGAGATCGTCCAGGAGATATTGGACGAGGGCTGGTCTGTGTATCGGATCGCCAAGGCTTTGAACTGCGCGCAATGCACGGTCTGGAACTGGCTGAAGGGTCGTAAGGGTGAGGGTGGAGAGCCGAGATTCAGTTACGGGTGTGTGCTGATCGAGCTTCACCGCGACGTATGCAGGAAAGAAAATGTGGCGACTACTACTAAGCTTGGTAGTCCTGTACGGGAAGAAATGACGTAGGGTATCGAATCGTGCAGGGACATAAGACGGCTAAAGCCGCTCCCTCAAGTTCCGAATATACGGAGGGCGTTCTGTTCTCCGGCTGGACTCGGGAAGGCTACTGGGCTAACGGCGTGCTTCTTAGAGGCAAGCACGGAGCCCCGATCAGCATCACGAAATACCTTCTCCAGAAGCCCCAGGAAGCCCCACAACAAACGCAGACCAGACCCAAGCCCTCGCGGGAGCACTACGGGTTAGCAATCGTCCTAGACGCTCATAAGCGCCTTACGGACATACCGAGCTTCACCGATTTAGAAGCTGGATGGGATGTGAGGTGATCCACAACAATAAAAAGAGCGCTGGAGTTAAGGCGCCTACTACAAATGCCCGTCTCCGTTGTTGACCTATTCGGAGAGCGGGAGCAGGAAGAGATCCAAGCGATCGACCTGCAAAACGACTTCATCGGCCGAGCTGGCGAGCACATTGTCTGTGCGGCCCTCGCGGAGATGGGGGCAGTTGTCCACCTTGTTCCGAGCCCGGGGTATGACCTCATTGCAGACGCCGACGGTGAACTAGTCCGCATTCAGGTTAAGACGAGCGGTGCTGCTACGGATAGCGGTAGGTATTCATTCTCAGTGCTCAAGGAGTTCGGCCGGCATCGCAGAGACGCGAAGCGGGTTAAGCGCCCATTAGACCGCAGGGATTGCGACGTAGTAGCCCTCGTGGCTCTTGATAAGAGACGGGCGATCTTCTTGCCAGTCGAGAAGTGCGAGAACAAGTACATCCCGGTAAGCCAGCGGGAGTTTGAGACGCCGGATGTAGAGCGCCAATCGTGGCTGGCGAGCCTGCAATGACTACGATCCTCAAGCACTCCCGCGCCCCAAGAAAGGCTAACCCTCAAGCTGCCGCGCCCAAGGAATACTCAGTAGCCAAGCGCCCCCTTAAAGCAATCCCACAAGAGCGCCGGGAAGAGATAGCCCGCATCGTCATGAACCGCTACCTAATGGGCGAGCAGGTAGCAGACATGGCCATCGAGTTCGAAACCAGCGACGTGACCATCTACGCCCTTCTCCTAAGAGACCACGAAGAGCAATGGAAGGAAGTCCAACAGGCCAGGGCTCTCGCCAAACTAGAACGGCTCAAGGAAGAAGTAAGGCTTGCGAAGGAGGCAATGAGAGTAGCCCCGGACGCTCTTAGCCTCGCGCGCGAACGCGATAGGGCGAAGGCCTGCGAGATCCTGATGCGCTCGGCCCAATGGGAACTGGAGCGCTTGTTGCGGCGTCTCTATGGGCAAGAAACGAATGTAAACATCAGCGTAACGACGGATCGCGGCGACAGATTGCGCAGAGCCAGGGAGCGGATCATCGAGGCAGAAAAGGGCGAAATTGCTGCAACCCCACAAACGACGTGAATCAATGGGTTGCGATGTCAGCATTCGGCGAGCTATCAAAAACATAACTTAGGAATGCGCGCTAACTACATGATCCGCCAGCGTCGCACCCCCTCAGAGTTATGCAATGTGCATAGTGGTAAAGCGGCGGCGCACAAATGAATCGGGAGGCTCATTGGCCGACGATCCAAGTTCGGGGTCGGTCGGAATCGCCGGGAGGCTCACGCGGCGGGTGGAACGGGAGACCCTCCCGGAGTGAGTTAGAAAAATAAAAATTTTTTACGGAAGCCCGCGCTAAGACGGGTATGGGAAAAAAGGTAGATCACGAGCAGGAGATTCAGGAGGCGTGTGAGCGCTTCATAGACGACCCGTTAGGGTTCGTCCGGTGGGTCTTTGACTGGGGGCATGACGAGCTTCAGTACTCGGATGGGCCGGATGATTGGCAGGCCGATGTACTGAACGAGATGGGGTCTTACAGCCGGGCTATTTCTAGGGGTGAGAATCCCGGCCCTTTCCGGATGGCTGTGGCGTCAGGTCATGGCATCGGGAAGTCGGCTTTGGTGGCTTGGATCATCGGCTGGTTTATCAGCACGCGGAACCGGCCGCAGATCATCGTAACGGCGAATACCGAGGCCCAGCTTTTGGGAAAGACCTGGAGAACTTTATCCAGGTGGCATCGGTTGATGATGAACGCCGATAACTTTGAGTGGACCGCGACTAAGTTCGCCGACAAGTCGAGTCCGTCCGATTGGTACGCCTCCGCTGTTCCTTGGAGTGAGAACAACCCTGATGCGTTCGCTGGAACCCATGACCGGGAAGTATTAATCATCTTTGATGAGGCGTCGAACATCCACGACGTTATCTGGGAAAAGATTGATGGGGCTTTAAGTACTAAGGGTGCGATGTGGGTTTGCTTCGGAAATCCCACTAGGAACACCGGCCGGTTTTACGAGTGCTTCCATGAATACAAGAAGTGGTGGCGCACCCGTCAGATTGACTCTAGGAAGGCGAAGCACGCCGACAAGGTTTGGGTACAGCAGTTTATTGAACAGTTCGGGGAGGATTCGGACAGAACGAAGGTTCAGATCCTTGGACAGTTCCCCACGGCCGCCACGAGACAGCTCATCAGCACAGAGGCTGTCGAGAAATGCATGGATCACGAGACCGAGGGCTGGGAGATGCTGCCCAAGGTCATGGGAGTGGACGTAGCGAGGTTTGGAGACAACTCCTCCACCATCTGCATCCGCCAGGGCCGCAAGGTATTCCCGATTGAAGTCCTACCGAAAATGGATTTGATGCAGACCGCCCACCATGTAGCGGAGACGATCCGCCGCGAGAGGCCGCTGCAAATCTTCGTGGACGGTTCCGGCATTGGCGCCGGGGTGGTGGACCGGCTGCGGCAGCTCAACTTCAACGTATCGGACATCAACGGCGGGAACCAATCGTTAAACCCTAGGTTCCTGAATAAGCGCGCAGAGATGTGGTACGAGATGAAGGAATTTATCGAGGGTCTTTGCGAGCTACCCAAGGATAAAGACCTGAAGAAAGAACTTACGTGCGTGTCCTACGACTTCACGGACAAGGGCCGCATTCGCTTGGATCGCAAGGCCGACATCATGGACGACCACGGATTTTCTCCCGACCGCGCGGATGCGTTAGCCATGACCTTCGCCTACCCGGTCGCAGATTTTGCAGAGAGTGGTCTGCGACTCGAACCGCCAGTGTTTTCCGATTAGGAGTCCCAATGAACAACGAATCCGACGTGAAATTTACCGTTCTCGACTGGAACGCCGAAGTTAAAAAAGCTTGGGGACCAGAATGGAACGCCCCTGAAGTTTCTTACGAATGGTCGAATGGAAAAAAACACTACCTCAGAACCGGAGACGCAGCTATCTACGAAACGTCGCCCGACTTTGATTGATGTATTGACTATGTGGCATTGCGGGCACTGCGGGAACTACGTCAAGCGCGTTGTAAAGCCTGGCGATACACCCGAATGTCCGAGGTGCGGGAAGAAAAAAGGAGACGTGCCGTAATACTTTACGAAGAAGGTGCGACCAAGTGGATGCACGACATGGCGCACGACATTCTTACTCTGCTAGACACCGTTTACCCCGGTAATGCCTGGGGTGTGCGTGTTTACGGGGACCACACAGGTGGTGGTTATTTCATTCAGCACCTTGAGTTTGAGGGTGGGCAGTTCGGAATGAACCAACCCAGGGCTCATCTCTTCGGGTCTGCTTCTGAGCTAAGAGCTGATGTGATCCGCAAGGCTGGAGAACTGTTGGAGAGAGTGAACCTTCGTAGGGGCATGAGAAACGAAGCAGAAGTAGTAGGACGGATGGAGGGGGTGCCTGAGAAGTTTCAACCCTTCTCCGAGAAGCCGCCGATTGTTTTTGATGACATCGTAGTTAAACAAAAAGAAGAGTCAGACCATGACCGACTTTCTGAAACTGTCCCAGGAAGCATACGACGGTAGTACGTCGTACATGGACGCTAACTGGCGTCCTGACATTGATTACAGCCTCCGAGCGTTTCGGAACGAACACGCTGCGAGTTCTAAGTACAACTCGCCGGAATTTGCTCATCGGTCACGTCTCTTTAGACCCAAAACTCGGGCAATCATTCGCAAGACTGAGGCTGCTGGAGCTGCTGCTCTTTTTAGTAACCCCGAAGTCATCACCATCACTCCGGAGAATCCCGATGATGTGATGAACAAGGCCGGCGCTGACGCTCTTAAGCACGTCCTTGAGTACCGTCTAGAGCACAGCATCAAGACCTTCCCTCTAGTTATGGGGGCATTACAAGACGCCCAGAAAACAGGTGCAGTTGTTAGTTACCAGTATTGGGAATACGAGAAGGGCAAGAAGGACAAGCCCTGCGTTGAACTGAGGCCCATCGAGAACATTCGGCTAGACCCGAATGCTTCGTGGCTAGATCCCATTAATACCAGCCCTTACCTCTGCGACATCATCCCAATGCACGTCTGCGACGTGAAAGCGATGATGAAGAAGAAGGACAGTAAGACCGGGGAACCCGCCTGGAAAAAGCTCGATGACAAGGTAATCGAGAAAGCGAGACCAGATGTAGTCGATTCCACTCGTAGAGCGAGACTTGGCAAGCAGCAAGACCCTCAGAACGACTCTCCGACAGGAATTGGAAGCTTCGACGTTGTTTGGGTCATGCGTTGGTTCATGAAGGACGAAGATGGAGAAGATCACACCTATTACACACTAGGTACTGAGGAGCTTCTAACCGATCCCAAACCCATCAAAGAGGTCTACTTCCACGGGAAGAGACCTTATGTGATGGGTTACGCGATTCTGGAGTCGCACCAGACGTTGAAGAGCAGCATCGCGACTCTCATCAAGCCTCTGCAACAAGAGGCGAACGACATCGCCAATCAGCGTCTGGATAACGTCAAGTTCGTTCTTAACAAGCGCTGGATTGTCGCAAGAGGAAGGCAGGTTGATGTCAATTCGCTCGTGCGCAATACGCCTGGAGGCGTAACGCTTGTGACAGATCCAAAGACTGACGTTCAGGAGTCGAACTGGCCGGACGTTACGAGTTCCGCTTATGTAGAGCACGACCGTATTAACGCCGAGATTGACGATGTAGCGGGGAATTTCTCTCCCTCTACCAAGGTTGCGAACAACGCTGTGAACGACACCCTCGGGGGCTCGAAGATGGCCTCTATGGGGGCGGGGCTTATGACCGATTACCTCCTCCTCACGTTTATTCAAACGTGGTGGGAGGAAGTTCTTAAGCAGCTCGTTCTTTTAGAGCAGGAATACGAGACCGACGAGGTAATTCTCGCTGCTGGTGCTCGTGGGGCGCAACTGTGGAAGAAGTACAACTACACCAACGTCACGGACGAGATGCTGGCGCAACCCGTAAATGTCCGGGTGAATGTTGGAATGGGAGCGTCCAACCCTAACGAGCGCTTTGCGAAGCTCATCATGGGCACGGGTCAAGTAATGCAGGTTATTGCAACAGCCCCACCCAACTTCAACGTCAACGAGTTCATCAAGGAAGCCTATTCACACATGGGCTACCGGGATGGGTCGAGGTTCTGGAGCGATCAGGCAGATCCAAGGCTTATGAAGGCGATGCAGCTGATCCAGCAGCTCCAAGGGGCTCTACAAGGCAAGCAGATGGAGATCCAAGCGAAGACCCAAGTCGAGGCCGCGAAGATTCAGTCCCACGAAAAGCTCAAAGGTGCGGAGCTGCAAATCGACGCGCAGCGTATTGCTGGTGATTTGCGTATCCGAGAGAGCGAGAACGCCATAGAAGCCGCAAGGGTTCAGTTGGAGCAGATGATCGCGCAGATGGATGCTCAAGGCGCAAGCCAAGAGCAGAAGGCCGCATATATGCAGACGCTGGCGAAGCTGAAAGAGTCTGAACTCAAGCTCCAGGGCCAGAGGCTGAAAAACGAAGGAGCGAGGATCAAGCTTCTTACGGAACTAAATAGGCCTGAACGTGAGGCTGCTTGAGTAACCTCAAACACAGCAACTGGGCTGAGGCCACCGATTTCATAGGTGGAGCGCATTACAAGCGCGTGAAGCTCGCACTGGGTGGGCCCGGTGTAGATGATGGAGACGTATCGGAAGCAAACCCATTGCCCATCGTTGGGACCGTCGCTATTTCATCCATGCCGGCGAGTGGCGGTGGCCTTACTGATGCGGAACTAAGGGCGGCTGATGTAAAGGTCACTCTAGACGGAGAGGCGGTCGCCATTTCCGGTACCGTCCCGGTCTCGGGGACGTTCTGGCAGGCCACACAACCAGTTTCAGGGCCATTGACGGACGCGCAGTTACGGGCTTCTGCGGTGCCCGTTTCTGGAACCTTCTGGCAAGCGACGCAGCCTGTATCTGGCCCCCTTACAGATACACAACTCAGGGCAAGCCCTGTTCCGGTTTCTATCGGGGCGTCTTCCGCGTTCACTTTCGTTAGCGCAAAGACCGCTGCTCCTGCTGCGAATGCTGTCCAGTGCGACACTGGACAACTCGCGGCCGGGGATTACGAGCTGAGGATTGAGCTAGCCGCATCCGACACCGTAGCGGTCGGTAAGGGCTTGGTGGTGGAGCATAGAAACGCTGCCAACAGCGCGAATATCAATGTGCTTGGGGGGTGTCCCGCTGGAGGCCAGAAGGACATTCACATTCCCAAGCTCACGCTCGCCCTTAATGAGCGTGTTCGCGTGATTGCAGGTACGGCCGCTGGAGCCGCGTCCTCCATGTATGTCTCTGCGATTGGAAGGCGCGCTGCGTGATCACCGACGAGGTAAAGGAAGAGATCCTTATAGGGGACGACGCTGAAGAGTTCGTAGCAAGTCCTCTGGGTCAGAAAATAATTGAGCTGGCAAGAATAGAAGTAGACGCAGCCGCTTTAGAGATGCGGGATGTAGACCTGAAGGACGAGAAGAAACTTCGTGAGATACAGAACCGCATTTGGAGAGCGACGCAGTTTGAAGGGTGGTTGCAGGAGTTAATTACTCGGGGCCGAGAAGCCCTAGAGGCCCATAAACAACAGGAGTGATCGTGTCACGCAGAACTACAAGAGCGGCTGAAGCCGCCGCAGCACAAGCATCCGATGCAGCGCGGACCCTAGCGGCCCGTAGTCATGAAGCTCGTTCCGAAAGGGTAGAGCCTTCTCCCGAGTCGAGTGCAGAGCCGAAGTCCGAGACTCCCAAGATGGACCCCTCGCGGATCGAGAAGCTTCGGGATGCGCGTCCTCATGCGCAGGCGATGGATGACCTGATAGCTAGGCGTGGTCTGGACAAGGAAGACGAGCCTAAAGAGGAACCGAAGTCTGAGGAGAAACCTAAGGAAGAGCCAAAGGCCGAAGAGCCTAAGGTTGAAGCCCCGGAGGAGCCGAAAGCAGAGCCGCAGCCAGAACCTGTTGCGGAGGCCCCCAAGGTTGTAAAGGTCAAGGTTGACGGGGAGGAGTTCGACGTTCCTCAAGAGGAGATTGACGAGGCTGGTGGCATCAAGGCGTATCAAAAGGAAAGGGCTGCTCAAAATCGGTTGGAGAAAGCCCGCCAAGCCCTAGAAGAGACCCGCAAATCTCAGGCGCAGATTGCCGAATGGTTGATGCGCCAACAGCAGCAAGCGCAGCCCAAAAAGCCGCAGGTATCCATCGAGCACCAAATCGCCGAGAAGATGGACATCGTTCGGTTTGGAACGAAAGAAGAGGCTGCTAAGGCTTGGCTGGAGATCCAGCAACTTCAACAACCAAAGCAACTCGACCCCAGAACCATCGTTGAGCAGGCGACGAATAAGATCAAACACGATCAAGCCGTCGCTGAGTTCGATAAGGAGTTTCAGGATGTAGCCACGAACCCGTTACTACTAAAGCTAGTAGTAGCGCTTCGTAATGAAAGGCTCGCACAAGCTAAGGGCCCGATTGACTGGCCAGTTTTTTACCGTACAATCGGCAATGAAGTCAGGAGCGTTGCAGGCAGGCAATCCCAGCCCGCCTCCGCCCCGACAAAGACTCCAAGCACTACCAGCTCGGTGTCCGATAAAGAAGCGCGTAAAGCTTCTATAACGGTTCTTCCGACATCTTCTGCGCGAGCAGAGTTGCCGAAAGAAGAAAAAGAGCTGACCCCCGAAGAAGAACGCAAGGCGTGGATCGCCGAGCAGAAAAAAGCTAGGGGGCAGGCCTAAAAGGAGAAATAACAAATGGCCGGTCAATTATTTTCGGTCAACAGCCTCGGTGGATTTTATTCCGCCAACAAGCTGAGCAAGGAACTTCGCATGGGCGTGAAGGCCACTGCGAAATTCCGTCAGTTTGCAGATGTGCGCGATGCGTTCGGCAAAGTGCAGCGCGCTGGTCAGACCTTCACCTGGGACGTGGTTCCGATGATGTCGCGTGCTAATCGCGCGCTGACGGAGACGAGCACCATTCCGCAGGGCAACCACACCGTTCTGCAGGGCACTCTCACGATGTCGGAGCGCGGTTTCAGCATTCCGTACTCTGAAGCGTTGGAGTCTCTTGCCGAAGTCTCGGTGCGTCAGCCCATCATGAAGGTTCTGAAGTACGACGCTCTGTGCGACATCGACTGCTTGGTTCATGCGGAGTTCAACAAGACTCCCATGCGCGTTGCGGCGACCGCTACGGGTGACAGTGTGACCCTCACGACCAACAGCACCGCGACTCTTACCGTGTCGCAACAGCTTTCGCTTACCAACGCCAAGTCGATTATTGACTTGATGAAGGGACGGAATATTCCGTACTACACGGACAGCGAGTATGCGGTTATTGCTCGTCCGGGTGGGCTGCGCAGGCTGAAGAACGACCTTGAGGCCATCCATCAGTACACGGAATCCGGCCTGGAGATGATCATGAACGGCGAAGTTGGCCGTATCCCTGGTGACGCTCGTGTTGTGGAACAGACGGTTGTTCCTGCGGGTGGTGCTGCGGACTCGACCACCTTTGATGCGTTCACCGACACGGCGGATGCGTGGAATGCTGCTGCGGCTCCTGACT